AGTCATAATTTTCTTATAATCAACAATAACATTTTCTAATTGTATCTTTGGAATTATTGCATAAGTTCTATCTCTAGCAGTATTATCTAAAAGCTCTGAAGATGATTTTTCTGAAACACTATCGGTAACCGCGGTAATTCTTTGACCATTAGCTTTACCACCTTCAGACATACTTTCTGCAGTAGTATCCTTAGTTTTTGAATTTACATTAGGAGTTTCATCTGATTTTTCAGAACCAGATGTAGGAGTTTCAGTCTCCTCAGAACCCCCATCATCAGAAGATTTGCCATCAGAAGCTCCTTCAGAAGATTCGTCACCTTCATCACTAGAATCTCCAGAACTGTCCATATCTCCATCAGAATCGCCAGAATTTTCTTCTTGACCTAATGGATCAGATGGGCCCATCATAGCCTGTATATCGTCATTTAAATCGCTCTCAGCCGGCTCTTCGCCCTGTGATTCAGGATTACTTTGAATGTAATCATATAGTTCTTTTGCCAATTCAAGTACATCATCTGGAGTAATAGTTTGATTAGATTTTTCTACCCAAACCATTTCAGCATCAGAAAATGAAACATCTACAAAATGTTTGTAGTGAAGATTAATTCTATCAATTAAATTAAGTTTAGAAATATCTTGACCTTTAGTACCAAAGAAATTGTTACTAGCCAATTCTTTATAACCACGATTAAAAACTTTTACAGAACCAAGATATTTGGTTTGTACTTTTTTCTCAATACGAACATCTTCTAAAACATTAACAAAAGAAAATTCAATATTTTCTTTTTGAGCTCTCTCTAACATCTCAACAGGAGTCCAAAGGGCGTGACCAACTTCATGTACAGTCATTAAATCTTGAACATCTTTACTCATTTCTTTCCAGATAGGTAAAGACAATTCACGATTTTTAACGTCAAATGCCGCAGTTGATTGTTGTCTATGAACTACATGAATATCCTCTTCGGCTAGTAGTTTTGCTAGTGTTGATAAATCTCTCATGTATCACCTCTTTATTACTTATACTACTAAGCTACCATAGTTCGACTAAGGAGTCAAGGCCTAATTTGGCAGTAAAAAAGCTAATAAAATCAGTGGCTTACTATCACGGCGGGTTATGGCTGCGGCGGTGATTTCGAATCAGTTATCGAATCACTCATAAATTACTCCAAAGTTTCCTGCAATACTTATACGATCTTCATCACATTCATAAAATGGATAAACTTGATGCTTCATTCTTGATGGAAATATAACCATATTACCAGAGAAATCTTTTTCCATAGGAATGGCCATACTTCTTATGTTTCCTATTACATCAGTATATGAAAAAGTAAAATTTGAAATAGAATCTCCATTGAGACTTTCTTTTGCTATTGGAAGCTCTCTTTGTTCTTTATTTGATGTAGGTATTTTCATCCAGACCACAAACGAATATGATCCACCATGATCATGCATTGGATTAAATTCTGTTTGTTTTTGATAATTAACCCACAAGTTAGTTAATTTATAATTATACGAATGACCACTGTTAAGTGGATGCCAAGCTCTACCAAATTTTTCATCTAGACTTTCTAATGATGGAACACAAAAGGTTTCAAAAATATTCTGTTCATCATATAATTCTATAGATTTTGATATATTACCAGCTAAACCCTCTTTTAAGTTTTTGGGTTGTTTTTCTGCCACACCAATCAAATCCCACAGATATGTAATTACTTGTTCTGGTAGTGTTGCTTGTAATATGGGTATGTTGGGTAATTCTATAGTTTTAAAACCCTCAAAATTTACTTCATGTTCCATAATATTCTCCTCATTTCTTTCTGCCATAAAATTTAGTGTGGCTAGAAGAATCTCGTTCAAACAAATACCAACAACAATTGTCTTTACCTACACTCTTACTACCTTCTATCCACTTTACGCGGCCAATACTTACAATCTTTTTTAACATACCCATATAAGGAACACTTTGCTTAGTATGTATCCAATCTGCGTCAAACAGCAACCAAGTGGGCCTGTATGCAGTGAAGTATTCGATCATTGGGTGTAAGATGTCGCGGCGCCAGGGTGGATTTGTAATTATATAATCTGCCTCAAATAAGTCTTCCATATTTATTTCTCTAAAATGTCTAGGTAAAATATTTTTTGTTTGTGGTTCTAGATCACTAGCCCAAGAACACCAGCCATTTGTCGTATTTTCTATGTGTTCTACTAAAGCACCATCGCCTGCACATGGTTCTGCAAAAGCAAATTGTTTTTTAGGTAAGTGATGAATTAACGGTTCAACCGCTTTATATGGAGTTGGATAAAAGTCACGCTCAACTCTTTCAAAATCACTACGTTTTCCCATTATACTGCCACATGACTGAAGTTTTTCACCTTCTCAAATCTAATTGTACTTCTAAACTTATCAGCAAGTGCATCTTGTTTGTGACTTATTACAAACACATTTTCACCACTTAAAGTATTTAAAATCTTTAGAAACTCATCTGTTCCTGTACCATCAAGTGAGCTATCAAATATCTCATCAAGTATCAACAGATTAGTATTTGTAGAGTTTTTCATCTTTGCAACAGCCCTCCAAGTAAAAAGTAGTGCAAGGTCTATTCGCATTTTCTCACCTTCTGAAAATGATGCGTAAGAAAACTCATCACGATATCGTGACTTGATTGTTTCCTCAAAATTTTCATCCAAAGTAAAGTTGACATAGAACTCCATAGAGGTAAGATACTTATTAATCAACTTGTTCATAATCGGCAGATATTGTTTAATGATCTTAGTCTTAATACCTGTATCCTGTAACATATTTCTTGCAGCTTCAGCATACAACTTATCTTCTCTTAGTTTTGATTTTTGTCTACTGCAAAGTTCTGCTTCATTTTTAAGTTCTTTTAGTTTACCAACATCAGATGAAGCACTACCATCAATCTTAAATTGTGATATTTCAGTTTCTAGTTGTACATTAAATTTTTCTAGTTCTACTATTGAAGAATCAATTTTAGCCATAGATACTTGATTGTTTCTAATCTCATCTGTAATTTCTTTGATTTGATTTCTTCTAGAAGAAACTTTATCCAGTTCAGTTTTAAGTTCTTTCATACCAACTTGTATTTTATCTGCTTCTGTTTTTTTCTGTAAAATCATATCAGATTTAAATACTTCATCAATATGTTGTTGGCAAGTTGGGCAGTCCTCATTATTCTCAAAAAACCCAATCATTGAAGAATGTGTTTTATGTTTTTCTACAAGAGTAGATTGTATATCTTTTAGCTTTGTACTCTTCGAATCTATATTTACCTTATCATCAATAGATGTAAGTGCAGCTGTAATATTAACTTCCAATTCGTTTCGTTGTTTGTTTCTTTTAAATATTTCTTCTTCATTAGTTTCTATAAGTCTTTGTTTTTGTTGGATAATTTTTTCTTTATTATCCTTTAAGTCAGCTATGTGATTTTCTTGAAAACTTATTTTCTCAGATACTAGTTGATATTGATAATCAGTTTCACGAATATCATCTAGTATAATTTTTAACCGCTGTTTTAGAATTAAGTTCATTGTAGAGAATATTTGAATATCTAAAATCTCTTCTACAACTTCTCTGCGGTGTCTAGCCTTCAGCTGCATGAATGGTACAAATGTTGAACTACCAAGAATAACCACCTGAGTAAATGAACGATAGTTTAATTTAAGAATTTGTTGTTCTAAAATCTTTTGGTAATCACGAGCATTTGCCTCCTGATTCATTAGAATGCTGTTCTGGTATATTTCAAATTTATTTGGTTTTATAGAACGTACAACCTTATAATCTACAGTACCAATTTGAAACTCAACCTCAACAACTGCAGAAGAGTTGTTTATTGAATTTACCATTTGCATTTTACTAATATTACGAAATGGCTTTCCAAATAGACTGAAACACAAAGCATCAAGTATGGTTGATTTACCTGCACCATTCTCACCAATGATGAGTGTAGTAGGTTCTTTGTTTAGTTGTATTTCGGTAAACTGATTACCTGTGGAAAGAAAGTTTTTCCACCTCACACATTTAAATTTAATCATATTTCTAAGTCTTGTGCCTCTGTATAAAGTTGTCTCTGTAGACTAATTAATCTACCCTTATCTAAAGATGTATCAAGTTCCTCAATGTATTTACTGAGAAGTGTCATTGTATCTTCTGTATTTTCAACAATATCATCTGATACAGTATTTGCATCTAAGTCGGAAAAATCTTCTATAATTTTTACCTCATGGCAATCTGTTCTTAACACTCTATCAATAAATTGATCGAATTGATATAAGTCTTTTTTATTTACCACAATAACCTTTACATAATGATTTGCTAATTTATTTACGTCAAATTTAGCATAATCATTTTGCGTATCATCATAGTATACTTTCTTATGAATAGTGCAGGGATTCTCTATTCTTTCAAGTTCCCTTGTTTCCGTATCAAAAACATGAAATCCTTTTCTATCATCGCAGTCATTCCAATAAAATTCATACGGAGCTCCCAGATAAAAAATTTGGCCGTCATCGGACTTATGGTGAAAGTGACCAGAGAAAACAGTATCAAACTTTCCAAAAATGCTTTTACTAATTCCATGTTCATTTATTATTCCTTTATTCATAGCAAAACCAGCAACCTCTAAATGACCCATGCAAACTTGAGCATTTGTATTTTTAATCATTGTTAGAGTATTAGCATGATTTTCATTATTAATCCAAGGTACGAACATTATAGGTGTATCGTCAAACAATACAGTTTCAGCCTCTGGATAAATGTGTATCTGTTCGTATCTGTCACCAAAAAGTTCAATAACAGAATTAACATCATTTGTGTTTTTATAATATGTGTCGTGATTACCAATCAAAACATGAAGTTCAATACCCATTTCTATAAATGGTTTAATAAATCGTTCGCGAACATCTTTTGCTGTTCTATATGAAACAAATTTACGTCTATCCATAATATCACCCAAATGAATACAATGAGTAATATTATTTTCTTTTAAATATGGAAAAAATTGTTTTTCATAAAACTGGTAAAAATATTCATTAAAGTTTACATTATCATTTCTTGCACCAAAGTGGGTGTCATTAATTATTGCAATCTTCAATCATCTAGCTCCATGAAATTCTCTAGTCCACCTTTTTTACCTTTGTTTTCTTTTTTCTTAGGTTTATATACTGCCTCATCAGGCACCATTATATTTATATCAAAACCACTAATTTGATAAGGTGTAGTGTCATGTGGGTTTGTAACAAAAGGAATGTATTCTTGTTTTGAAATCAACTGATGTTTTACATGAGCTTGTTTTTTTTCTTTTTGAATCCTACGAATAAATGCATAATAAATTATTTGAGTAAAATAAGCAAAAGGATTATTTGATTTTTCTGGATTAAAGTTTTTAATATATTGTAAACAATTTTCTATACCGTCAGAAATCATTTCTTGCTTGTATGTATAATTTATAAAGTTTGGTCTGTATGATAATCCATTTGCAATCTTTAAGAAACACTCACCAATATAGTTGGTAATTCGTGGAGACTCATCTCCTGCTTCTTCAGCTTCGCAACACTCTTCTTTCCAATCCTTCATTGCTTGAAGGAACTTCTTATTGTCCACATAATGAACACTTGGTTTTTTCTTGGCCATAATCTATCCTTTTACTTATTTCTATCATACTACACTAATATGGTGGTAATGTCAAGAGATATTTCATGCAAATAAAATTATTTTTGCCCTTGACAACACTATACAGTTTATGTATAATAGCTCTTATAAGCTCTTCAAATTAATGATAAACTTTATTGTTTACCTCCCAATGAGTTAGAAAGTCTTCATCTATATCATCTAGATATTCTTCTTCCTCTATAGAATCTAATTCTTCATCTGTTGGGCCTTTTAATTCTGCATTATGCATATTTTTTAATACATGCTCATAATAACGACCTAAACCTTCAGATGCTGGAGTCATTATAACTACAGAATTTTTTTCTATATTATAAAATGGTTGATCTGAATATACTTGCACCCATCTAGATAACCCTAAAGATTCAATTACTCCTCTTTCAGTTATTTTACTTTGGGTGCACATTTTTAATGGTGAAGTTACTTTAAATTTACCAGATTCAATAGATTCAACAGTACATATAATATCTTCACCATTTGATAATTTAATTACTTGATAATTCATAGTTTTATCCTATTAATTTTATAATCGAATTGTTCTTCTTTATATATATTTATTCGTTCATAAAAGTGCCTTAATGTAAAGTTTCTTTTAGTCTTGTATGTAATATCATCAGCTATATCAAATAATTTTACAAAGTCTTTATCTTTACTTTGTCTCAACCCTCTACCTATACTTTGTAATACTCTTATTCTGCTTTTAGATGGACTTGCAAAAACGATATTATGTATATTACGAATATTTATTCCTGTGGAAAATGTACCATATGAAGCTATGATTATAGCATTCTTTTCACCTTCAGTTATAGCACGAATGTCTTCTCTAGTTTGTGTATCAGTTTTACCATATACAAAAAATACTTTCCTGTCAAACTTCTTAATTTCATTATACAACAAAACACCATGTTTGTCAACTAGCTGAAATAGACATAAAGTGTTTCCATTTAATTTTTCACACAAGTTTTTAATAAAAATATTTCTTTTAGGATGAGATACAATGTAATTAATTTCTTCTGCATATGTGTAGTTTTTTACTCTTTTAGCATCTTCTTCTTTGTGCTGCAAAACAATAGAATTAATCTTTAGTTGAGCTAAAGTGTTGTTATCCATTAATTCCTTACTTGTGATAATTTTCCTTACTTTTCCAAACAATCCTTCCAAAACTAATCTGTGTGTTTGTGTACCATCAAGTGTACCTGTCAGTCCAAATCTATACTTTATATTTCTGGACTTTACCATTATGTCTGTTAAAGATTTAGCTTTAAATAGATGAGCTTCATCACCAATTATACAACCGTATTGTGCAAAGTATGGAGAGTGAAGTTTATATATTGATTGCCATGTTGATATCACAACTGGTTTCTTAGAACCTTTATCCCTGCCAGCATATACTCTATGAATGTATTCATCTTTCCAACCGTAATCAATAAAGTCAGAATACATCTGCTCAACTAATGATGTTGTAGGAACAAGGATTAAAGTTTTTAATCCCATCATATGATAATAACGAACTAGTGTATATATTATTAATGACTTACCAGAAGCGGTAGGAGATAGTAAAAGTGAGCGGTTTGTGGATATTGCGTGGTGTATTGCATCCAACTGATAATCACGAATTTCAATAGACTTTCCTCTTGATTTGGGCTGTAAGGATATGGCAAAATCTCTAACGCTCTGACGTATAACATTCCGCTCATCTTCTACTCCCTCTTCCAATATATATTCAATTGAATTTTTTAAACAGAACTCTTTAATGTATGGAAGAAGCCCTACATATATTCTTCCATTGTGCGGAGAAAATAAACGTATTTTGCCGTCCCATATTCTATTACGAAATTGTGGCATGAATTTAGCACCAGGCACTTCAAAAGTAAAGTAATCAGATAGTTCTTTAGAAACATCTTCGTCTACTTCTAGCTCTAAGTAAACCTCATTCACCTTTGAAATTTTCATTACATCAACCAACAAGTAACACTATATCTAGTTCCCCTTTTAACATGTAAAACTTCGTGTGGATACATAAAGTTTGAAGGGAATATAATTGCAGAACCAGCTGGGGGTTTATAAAGGTTGTCTGCAATTTTTATCTCCCCACCCTCATAATCATCATTTAAAAATAACAATACTGTAACTTGTGGATATCCATATTTTTGTCCATGACTATGATGAATTAAGTCAACATGATTAGACATAAAACAACCCTCACTATATTT